ATGAGTATGTGGCTCCTGATTTGTCTGGTTTTACTTTAAAACTAGAAATACTAGAAGAGAAAATAGATTCTTTAGAGAGTAATGTTAATATAGAAATGAGTGCATTAAAAGAACTGGTAGGTGCAGCACAAGATGATGCACGTACTATACGTACTGATATAAGGAATGATGTACATGAAGCACACGATCAGATAGCTAACGTAGATAAGAGATCAAGATCTACTGAACAAGATATAAGAACTTCTCTTAGACAAACAGAGACAGATCTTAGAACTATGATTGATCATGCAAATGATAGGTTTGATTCTAAAAGAACAGCAATCGAGTCTGATGCTCAACGAAGAATAGAACTAATAGATAGTAAACTATCAGAGCTAGAAACAAAGTTAAGGGAGATGTTACAACGAGCTTTAGATAATCCTTTAGCAGGACAGTAATTAGAACCCACATTTTTTTATAAGTTCATTTACTTTCTTTTTGCCTAGTATCTTTAATGTATCTACTATATTAGCATCTAATCCTTCAGGTGATATATCTATTTCTTTCTCACTCTTAGCACCTCTAATACGAGACAATAACTCTAATGCTTTGATAGCACTATTAGTATGACCATTAGCTTTAGCAAACTCATACTGCTTTTCTATTTCAGTTATCACATCTACTGAAGTCTCTAACGTATTCTCTAATTCTTCAATACGTTCTTTAATCTCTCCATTCTGTAGATTTCTATAGCCTTGATTGTAGGCAGATGCAGCAGCATATCCTGCAGTCTTTGCAGCTTCAGTAGCATTTCTATGCAGGATATAAGCCTGTGCAAATTTTTCTTGTTTATCGTTTAAAGCCATGATGTTGTACTCAATAGTAAAAGAATAAGACCTATTACAAAAGAATAATATATAATATAAGCAATAACATTATAGCTCTTGTCCTTTTTGTTGTTGCCATTGAAGATTGTTTTGATCTGGTGCAAAAAGTTCTGGATTAACATCTTCTTCTATTCTCCAATCATTATCTGTATCTGGTCTACGTTGTGTAGTATCACAACCAGCATAAGTAATTTTTACATCTTCAGGATTATCTTTTTCAAAGTCAATGATCTTATCATAGTAAGGACCTACTTGAGTTTGAAAAGTGTGCATTAACATACGTTGACAAAAGTCTGCACTTATATTTTTTTGGTAGGGAGCACTTTCAAATTTAGTGCAGTCGCCATGCAAACAAACAATAAGCATAGCGACTTGAAATATCTCAGGCATTATTCTGCTTGAGAACTTGTTGGTGGTAGTGGCATAGGTAGTTCTGGGGTATCATCTTGAGAATAATACCAACCACCAAAGGCAATTATTCCTATAACTATTGCTGCGATTAAATAAGTTTTCATTAGAATTTAAACTCCTGTTCAAAAAATACAACTCCATCATCATCTATGTTAGTTTCAAACTGATTCATATCTTTACCAGTCTGTCTATCCCAACCTATTTTAAATGTGTTGCCACTTCTTTGTTTATATTTACTAAATAATCTTAGTTTACTTTTCTCATCTTCATCCATATCATACCAGTATCTATAACCTATAGACCAACCAGGAAGTGTACTTCTTACTTCTTCGTTAGCTTCAGCTTCTTTAGTTCCAGGTCCAAATATAGATCCAATTAAAATAATACCTACTAAAATTGCTGCAATAATGTACGCAATTTTTTTGGTTTTATTTGTGGTAGCTTCAGTCTTAGTTTTTTTAACCATGTTATTTCTCCTTGTAAAGTTTTAGCAGATGAGATCCACTCCCATTCTGATTCGTTATATGGAAACATGTGTGCTTATTCTCCTTTTATACATGTTCCCATTATACCTTCTTTTGATGTCGAAGTCAAGTATATTTTTAAATGTTTATAATTATTCCATATCTTTTTTGTTTTTTCTACCCACCACTCATGGTCAAATAAAGATACATGTACATTCTCTCCCTTATATTTACCTGTAGTAAATGTTTTTAAAGCAGGTTCACCAGATACATTAATAAATACTGTTGAATTAGATAAGCTACATATTTCTAGTAGTATCCAATCTAAATCTTCTTCAGGTATATGTTCAAGTACATCAGTACATATTACCATATCATGTTTTTTAGTAGGTAATTTATTATGCTCTGGTACACCTGGATCATATAAAAATAAATCTTCTATTCCCCACCATAGATGTAAAGGTTTATCAAAGTTAGGTATCTTTCCTTTAGGATCAAGATATTTATATTGTTCTTTATAAGGATAACCTTTACCACAACCATAATCTAAAATAGATTTACAGTTATTATATTTTAATATGCCATATATATCTATAGCAAAAGGTATTAAACTTATACCTTGAAACTTACTTTCTTCTTTATGAAAATTTTTATAAGCTTTAATTAATTCTAAATATTTTTTAGAAGGTTTAGGTTTTTTAGGCATAACATAATCATCCATTAAATTGTTCCTCAAATGTTTGTGGTTTATTTTGTAAATTCCATAAAGCAGATACTAATGTACCTTCACCAAATAAATTTAACTTCATTTCCATAGGTGGATTACCAAATGTTCTTTCACAATCTTGTGCCATAGCAAGCAGTTCTCCTGTAGTCCAATATTGCTTATCTCCTATACCTACTCTAAAGTATTTAGGTTTAGGTTCTTCATCTTCAGCACCTGTAGTTTCTTTCTTTTGTTCTTCAGTAGGTTCTTCCATACTACAATCAAAACCAAACAAATCAAAATGCCTAAAACCCATAGTATGGAAGATACCTAAAGCTCTCATGGCAGCACAAGTACCACCTGTAATAAGAGTAGAACCTTGAGGTATACCTATATCAGGATTAAGAGTAACAGAGTTATTATGTACTGCTTTCTTTTGTTCTGCAGGATCACGTAATGATTCTGTAAATGCGTGCCATCCATGTATCTCTGCACCTTTATCTAGTAAGTATTCAGTAACAGAAGGATCAGTCATAGATGCCACAAAGAATTTAGTTTTCTTTTCTACCTTTTTAAATAATTCTTTTCTTACTATACCATGTGTACTTGTACCTGTAATAGGTCTAGGATCTAATACAATACATGCCCAAGGTAGTATACCATTCTCTATTAAAGTAGGATAAGAATGTTTAACACATACAATTTTACTATCAGGATTCTTTTTAATATGTGCTTTTAATTGAGGTACATTTAAATAAGGACCACCTGATACAAGTATAACATTACCTGTATGCATAGGGAACTTACCTAACCAAGTTTTAATTAATTTTAAATTAGTTCTAATGTTATCTCTAATAAAATCTTTAGGTACACAATCTCTAGGATGTACTATAATAGGTACACTTAATAAACTTTTAGGTATATCTTTTAATTTTTTATTATTAAGTATAAGAGCAAGATGTGTGAAACCACCACCACGTACTTTATCTTGAGAAGGTATTACCCATCTACGTACTCCATCTTTCTTTCCTTTAGGTAGACTCTCTATAATTTTATTTGTACCCTGATACTGTTCAGGAGCATTAACTTTTTGTTCATCTTCTCTAAAATAATTATCTATAACAACAATAGGATTATGTTTTAAATTATCATAATCACTTTTTGTAGTAGGTATACTATTACCACCACCTATTAAAACAAGATCAGCATTTAAATCTGTACGATCTTTTAATGTATCTTTAGAATTACCTTTACCTAACTCAAAAGTAAAGACTTTCTTTTTTTCCATCATCTTTTTTCTAAAGTCTTGTAGTCTTTTTATTACAGCAGATTTAGTATTATGAGCTTTAAGATTAAATTCTTCTGCATCTGTTTGTAAAGTACCATCTTCAAACAAATCAAAACCTCTATATAATATTTCATCTTGAGTTTCAAATGCAGCAAGAGCCATCTCAATAGCACGACCACCATTCCACGTACCTACTTCTATAATAGATTTAGGTTTATACTCTCTAATAATATCAGCTAATTGTTTATATCTACTAGGTACAATATCGTGAGATGTTTTATCTTCTGATAAAGGAACTAATCTATTACCTTCATTATCTCTAACAGGATTAAGACTTATATTTTCTATACCTTCAAAGTGTGTAATGTAATCTTTAATTTGTTCAACAGATTGTATGTGCATACCATGTGCTTTATAAATATTTAAAAGTCTTTCTGTTAAAAAAGAATCATGCCACTCTCTATATTGTAGAAGTTCACCTGATATATAAGCACCACGTAAGTCACCAAGTAAATCAAGAGCAGGTTTTTTATTTAAATTAAAAGCCATGAAAGATGTATCAAGATACCTAGTACCATCAGGATAATCTCTTACACCTGCATAAGCTATATCACATTCTTCATGTAACATATTAAGTATATCTTCAGGTACTAATCTTTTCTGACACATAGAATCAGCATCAATCCATATTAACCAACCAGCATCTTTAGATTCTTCTGCTAAATCAAAAGCTTTTTCTGTTAATGCAAATACTTTGTTGCACCATTTAGTAGCATCTAATCTCCAGTTATAAGGAATCTGTCCTTTCTCTGTACCATCATGTGTTACATTTACTTCTTTAAATGTTTTATATTCTTGTATCTTATCTAGTTTTCTAAAGGAGACTGATTTATTTTCTAATATAGAATAGTTTTTTAAATCTAAATTATGATAGAAACATGTTACATTTAAATCAGGTTTCCAATTATCTTTAATTGATTTAAGTAAATGATGTCCTGCAACTTTATAAATATCTTCATTAAAAGAAGTAACAAAATTTATCTTCATATCATATAGTCCTCATTCATTTGAATTATACCTTTAATCTTTAGATAGTCTGCTTCATTACACCATTCAACTGCATACTTACCTTCTACTTCTCCTCTTGGTTTCCAATCTTTAAACCAAGGTCCTCCTGTTGTAAAGTGTACATTCTTTGCATCTAATTCTGGATCTGAATGACCATCCAACCAATTCCATTCTTCAGGTATTTTCCCTATGTCTGCTTCTTTATCAGGCAACCAACCAAAACCATGCAACCATCTACCTGTTTGTGTATTAACTACTTCAGGTGTAAGTCTTTTATTTTCTGTATGTCCACAATTAAACATCATAAGACTAGACCAATTCTTTCTACGATAAGGTTGTTGTTCTTTACCATCCATCTTTGTAGTTTTTTCTGGTTCATACTTATGATGGACACAATATATAGGATAATAATCCATATCACATAAATCAAATAATTCATTTATATCTGCACGTACATACATATCTGAATCCATAAATAAAGCTTTACCTTCATATAAATTTAAAGCAGGTACTAAAAATCTACTGAAACTAAACTCTGTAGAAAAAGGTTTACCATCTATAACATCATAAGGTTGACCATGTATTAGTTCAGACTTACGTGTATAAACACCTATGTGTTCTAATATATCTTTTCTTAAAGGTACTATACGTGGAGAAGCCTTGCCTGATATTCTTTGTATAGTATTTTTTAATACTTCATATGCTGTATCTTCTTTGGGATCATACCCTATATAAACTGTGTTCATGTTGTCTCCATGTTATGAGGGAGTGAAAGGAAATATAAAACACTCCCTCACTTTAAGTTAGTGTATTGATATTTCTTTTGGTCTTTGTTCTTCAGGTATGTTATGTGTTAAACTAACACCCAATACACCATCCTCGAACTCAGCATCTCCAACCTCTATATTCTCTGCAAGAGTAAAATCTTTAGAGAAAGATCTTCGTGCTATATTCTTATGAAGATAATCTCCATTAGAATTTTTAGAATTAGACTCACCTTTTATAGTTAAGGTATTGTCTTTTAACTGTATACTTAACTCATCTTTTTTAAAACCTGCAACTGCAAGTTCTATTTTATAATTACTTTCTCCTTCTCTTATTATATCATAAGGTGGATATTCGTTAGTAGTTAAGTTATTGTTGCTGTGTAGAGATACTAAGTGATCCATCAAATGATCAAATCCTATAGCATATCTATTTATATTATGAAATACACTCATTGTTTATCCTTTCATTAAGCGATTAATAGAACCCATTATGGCATTCTATAGTGTAATTATGACACAGTTTACAAAAAATGTCAAGAACTTTCTTTGAATCTACCTAGTCTATGATACAATGCTTCAAACTCTTTCTTCTTTTCAACTGGAACAGAAAAATCATCTTGTGTTTTTAAAGTAAATACTATTAAATCTCTTATTAAATCTATATCTGCTGTTGCAAATACTGGTTTACTTTCTTTCATTATCTTTTCTCTTTCTTCATCATTATAAAATGCCCACTCAGCTATTTGTTTACTTGTCCTAAAACAACCAATACAAACCTCATTCTCTAGTGTACATACACCAACACAAGGTGACTGAACTATATGTCTACCAACTCACATACACCTGCAGTACATGCAAGTTGTTGTGATCCTTTCGTATTATCTTCTTTCTCAAAGTCTTGTAGCTTATTCCAATCAATATCTGTAGGCATTTCTTTTGCTAACTTTTTATAAGTCTTCTCATCTATATCTTGATAAGGTGCTTGTTGATATGTATGATCAGAGAAAGGTAAGAAAGATACACCACTTAGATACTCAAAGTTTTCCCAACACCATGCACCCACAGGAACCCACTCTTCTTCTTTAACACTAATAGTTACAGAAGGTTTATGTTCACACCAAGATTGTGCATAAACTTTCCACAACTCTAACTGTTCAATAGCTGTCATATCTGTTCTACATAATGAACCTTTAGGTGACATCATAGGAAAAGAAAATACAGTAGTATGTTCTGGTTTCATTACATCAGGTTCATTAGGTACACCAGATGCTATCATAAACTCAGTCAATGGATCTTTATTATCTCCTCTTACTGTTCTAATGTAGTAAGGATTATGTCTTGCATGTATACCACTAGCACTATCAACTAACTGACTAACAGTACCTGAAGGTTTAACACAAGTGATAGCTGTTGATTGTGGTATGCCTAACTTATCTGCTAAAGCTTTGTTAGTATCTACTGCATGTTTCTTTAACAGTTCTAATCTAGGTGCAAGTCCATCAATAGTATTTAGCTCAACACAATCCATAATACCTGTCAGAGATACACCAAGTAATCTTTCTTCTTCTGTATTATTCTGCCATCTCTTACGAAGATAACCAAAGTTTGTAAAGGTAGATTGTATTGTACCTAGTATCGTAGCAAGTTTAACTTTCTTTATTAATGTAGTCATAGTATCAGTAGAACGACATACAACTTCAGTTAAGTTACAGAATTGATTAGGTCTTAATATAATTTCACTACAAGGATTAGTACCAAAATCCCATGATGCATCTCGTCTACCATTTTCTGCAGCTTTAGCTTGAGCTGATGCTCTATTGAACATACCTCTCTCACCTGATTTACTTTCATATAATGATAGCCATTCTTTCATAAAGATACCTGGATCTGGTTTCTCTGTATAAGCTACAGAGTTATTTGCTAATGCTCTTTGTGGATTATCATTCCACCATTCACCCATCTTAGCAGCTCGTATTCTTTGATCAGATAAATTAGATAAAGATATAAGTGCTGATCTACGTACACCACCTACAACTACAACCTCACCTGTCTTACATACAATGTCATGGCATTCCATAGAAGAAAGCTTTCTACCTTTAGCATTTTTAAATTTAAGAATAGTAAAGTCAAATAAATCTACAAGAGGTTGAGGTCCACTAGCTCTACCACCAAATGTTTTTAATCGTGCACCTGCAGGTCTAACTTTATTAACATCTATCTTAGGAACTCTACCTGTATAAAGATAAGATATTAAATCTCTAAATCCTTTTGCCCATCCTTCTTTAGAATCAACAACAGATACTACATCTTCTGTATGTTCAAAATCTACGTCAGGAATAGTAGGTAACTTGTCAG